CGATCTTCTGGTCAGCGCCGACGGTGCGGACCGTGCTGAGCGCGCGCATGACAGAGAACTGCTGGAGCTTCTGGACGATGCGGTTCTGCCACTCGGTCGGAATGCCGACGTTGGCGGTGCTGGTGAGCGTGGTGGCGCGCTCTTCCTTGAGGCGCTCGATGCCCCGGACGTCCCAGTTCACGAGAGCCTTCGCGTAGCGCTCCGCGTACTGCTTCTCGGCATCGGTGCCGCCGCGGTTGACCGCGCCGCGGGTGTCGACCGCGAGCTCGTTGCCACGGGCCTCTGCCTTCGCGAGGCGCGCCTTGGACGCCGCCACGCCGATCTTCTCCTCGACGGCATCGAGGTCGAACTCGAGCTTCGAGCACTTCTCGCGGAGTTCGCCGCAGGCCTTGCGGTCGAAGTCGGAGGTTGCGTTTGCGGTCTTGGACTCCCACTGGTCGAGCATGCTGCGAAGCTCGCCGGTGAGCCGGTTGCGGGTGTCGATCAGTTCGTTCAGGTTCTCAGCCATTGGTCTTGGTCCTTGCGATGCGGATGCGGATGCGGTCAGCCCAGTTGTCGTCTGCCATCGACCGCAGGGCTGCCGTAGTCTGCGGATACGCGGCGTCAATCACGAGGGAAACTTCACCGAGGCTGACGTCGATCAGCTCGCGCCGCGAGTAGCCCTGGCTCCACTCGTCCTTGCGGACGTTGAAGCCGAAGCTCATCTCCCCCACCAGGCCGGTGGCAAGGAGCTCCCTGGCGTCGCGGCCCAGGGTGGTGTCGGGGAGGGTGGCCTCGAAGGCCAGGCCCTTGTCGTCCTCGCGGAGGACCAGGCTGCCGTTCCGAGTGCGCGCCAGGATCTGGTTGCCCTGGTGCTGCCACAGGAGCTTGATGTCCTGGGAGCCGTCCTGGAGGGAACGCGTGAAGGCGCCGGGCCTGATCACCTCGGTGAAGGTGCGGCCGCGCTCATGGAGGGTCTGGCTGGGCGTGTTCCAGAGGGCGGCGTAGCCACCCACCTTGCCGCCGTCGAGCTTGCCCTTGGCATAGCGGATCTCATGCATCCTCGAGGTCTCCTGGGCTGTTGCCTTCGCTGGTGTCGATGCCGGCGTTGGACTGGCCGCCGCCGGTGCCGAGGTTGAGGGCCTGGATGAATTCGTCGCCGCCCTCGACCTCTTCGTAGTCGATCCAGTCGCGGGCTTCGTTCCTGGTCAGGATGCCGGCCTCGATGGCCGTGCGCATGGCGGTCATCGTCTCGGAGATGCCCGGACGGACTACCTCGTCGATGTCGATGTAGGGCTTCTCGCCAAGCTTGAGCTCGATCTCGCCGGCCATCATCTCGAGCCAGTGGACCAGGCAGCCGTTGAGGTACATGCGGGCGAGGAACTCAAGAGAGCCGTAGGCGTTGCCCTGGGTGGAACCCAGCATGGCGGCCGGAATGCCGAACACGCGGCCGACCTCCTCGACGGAGTAGCGGCGGGAGTCGTTCAGGGCCGGGGTGATGCTGCCGGCGAGCTTGTCGACCCGGACGTTTTCCGAGACGACGAGGGGCTTGCCTGCGTTGGCCGCGCCGGTGTGGTTCTGGAGGTACTCGGCCTGGATGGCCTTTCGAGCCGCGGCGTTGATGTTGAGCGGGTGGGTGATGACGGCCTTGTCGCTGGCCGTGCCGTTCTGGACGGACTGCATCGTGGACTGCTCCGTGAGCAGGCCGATGTTCACCGAGTCGCTGCACATATTCAGCGGCGACTGCCCCCAGAGCCCGTCCATGGCGAACGCCCTGAAGTGGAGGACCTGGCTCGGCTGGAGGACCCCGTAGTCCGTCGAGCGGTAGGTCGGGCCCGCCGGGTTGCTGGTGTCAAGCGACACGCTGCCCACACGAAGAGGCGCAAGCTCACCGATCTTCCCATTGAGCCTCCGGTTGATTAGCAGGAAACCGTTGCCGTAGACCAGGGCCTGGAAGATGGCCTGGCGCTTCAGCTCGTACGCCGAGATGAACTCGTTCGGACGGTCGAAGATCTGCTGGAGGTAGGGGTCCTCGAACTCCAGCTCGAGCCTGGCGCAGTCGTTGGAGATGAGGGTGACGGCCCGCAGGACGGCCGGGTAGCCCAGGGCCGCAGGCTGCGTGAGCATGGGCACGGGCCGACCGTCCGCGAACAGGGTATGGCCGGAGCCTCCGTAGGAAGAGCCCCAGCCGTACGACCACCACTTGCGGATCGAGTCGAGCATGAACGTGTATCCTATCAGATTTTCTTCTTGAGGATCGAATCGGACTCTTCCTGGTAGCTGGAGCCGAGATTTCCACCCCAGGCATGGACGGCCATGATCGCGCAGACGCACGGATCGATCAGGGCGTACCGCTGGCCCTCCGGCTTGACCGGCCGGAGATTACCAGACTGATCCGCCTTGGCATGGCACGTGGCGAAGGCCCGGCGGATGACCGGGTCGTCAGGGCTGCAGACGATCTTGTTGGCCCGCCACAGGTTTTGGAACAGCTGCATGCCCGGCCCGAAAAACGAGATGTTCTGCCGGTAGGACTCGATCGGCA